TGAAGGTGATCGGCTGATTGCTGTCGGTCTCATAGTTAACGCCCGCCAGAACACGCTGAGTGAAGTCGTTCGCCCGAATCACGAAAGTGTTCCGGGGGTCAAGCGTATACAGATTGAACGGGCTTCGAATCATCGGGTCGTTGTTGACCGTCACATACCGGTAGCCCAGTCCGCAGATCTGCATCCACTCCACCAGGGTCTTGTCCTTGGTGTACTTGCCAACGACCCGCATAGCGTCATTCAGCGCCCCGATATTCCGGGAAATACTGTCACCTCCGACAGAAGACACATAAGTGATTGGCTTCCCGACCAGAAAACCGACCTTGAAGCTCACAATCTCATTCGCTCTGTTTTCGACGATGTGCCGGGTCAGTTCGTCCCGGATTTCTCTTTTGCGGTACAGCACGGGCTGATTGCCCTTGTAGTACTCCCAGAGATAGTTAATCTCGTCCCTGTTAATTAGGTGCGTGATATACGCCTGTTCAACTTCTTTCACAACGTTTTCGGCAGTAATCTCGCTTGCGGAAGCATGAATAACACGCCTACCGAACAGATTCCTTGACAGGCTCCTGTCGATCATCGTGTTATCTGTGCTAACAGCCATTTGATCACCCCTTGTCCGTGTTTGAAGTCCCCTGATGCCCAGAACATAGACTCCTGCGCAACTTTCTGCTACCACAAAGGACAAATTTTGTAAACGCTAACCCCTGTTTTTGTACAAAAAGCGAACATTTTTGACAAAAAAACAGATAACGTTCGTTAAAACATCCGCCTGACAATCTGAACACGGTTCCCTGCGAAGCTCTGGACATAGATCGACAACTGCGCGAATGCATCAGGCACATCGTCGTGCTTGTTTTTCCCTTCCAGGGAGTAGGTGCATAGCATCTGAATCATCTTCCGGTACTCTCTCCACTTATCTCCCCGGATAACAGAGTCGTCTTTGAAGATGCAATGCTCCAGAACCCAATGTGATTCAGCCAGAATCTTGGTTTCCTTGTTCGCCTGAGTCCATTTGGTTTCGATCTTCGTCCTACAGTTGCGCTGTTTGACGGCTTCCTGCACATCAGCAGCCAGTTTCCCACCGGCGACATTGGATTCAAAGCGAATCATGTGCGGATTCCACTCGCAGATTTTGCTCACAAGGTTTGTTTCAACGATATTCGGGGCGTAATTCTCGCAAAGGCAGTCCTCAATGTAGAATTTCTGCCCGTATTGGAACGCAATCGGCATAACGCAGAAGTCAGAGCCGGTCGTCTTTGTGTCGCATACGCCGATGATAGCGTCCGGTTCGCCTTCCGGCAGTTCAAAGTACCGCTGGAGCTGGTCAATCGGGTACAGTTGTCCTTCCCGTTCCACCGGAACGTTCATGTACAGCGCCCGCCAGGATGGCTCATCCATGATTTCCCTCTGTTCCCGATAGAATTCAGTCGTAAATCCTACGCCGTACGGATAGTCAAAGTTGCTCTCGTCCTTCTCATTCAAGGCGGGGCAGACAATGAACTTTGCGGTCTCATCCTCGCCGTACATCTCTTCCAGACGCCCAATCACATCATGCGTACTCCACCGGGTAGCGATATGAAGCTCTGCGCAGTCGCCGATTTTCCGCTGGCGGTAGTCGGTGTAGTATTGCTGCCATATCTTATCCAGCCGGTCACGGTTCAGGGCAGTCTCAATGCCGTCAATCAGGTCGTCGCAGTACAGGATATTGGCAGCTCGAATCTTACCGGCGTTTCCTGAACCAATGGATGAGAACTCGAATGTGCTGAAGCGTTTTCTGCTCCCCAGGTCCATCATCAGGTCTTTCGCGTTCGTCCCGACCAGCCGTACATCCGGGAATACTTTCTGCCAGAGATACTCAGACCGTTTTCCCACGATTCGCCCGATCTCGTCATACAGCCCACGCAGGAAACTGTTTGAGTGAGACCCGCAGATATTCGGCAGTTCCGGATGCTTTCCGCCCGTCCAGGTCAGGAAGAACTCAGCAATCGTGGTCTTTCCTACGCCCGGTGGCATGCTGATGCAAAGCAGACGAATCTTTCGCTCCTCCAGGTCCTGCAATGCCTTCACAATGGGCAGTAACTGCTTTCTCCTTGGTGTGTAAAAGCGCTTGTCAGGCTCCCGATCCCACTCTATGTACAGGCAGAAGCAGTCGAAGTCATACGGGGCGTCAAACAGAAGCAGATCACGATACAGCTTCCACATCTTCCCGGTATCGTCATGTTCCGTAGCCCTTGCCACATACACCCGCAAGTCCTTTGCGTACTCATGGGCAGAATCAAAGTTTTTCTGGTCATGGATGCAGATAGGTTTCGCGTTTATCTTTCGCTCCACATAGGTGGCGTCCAGTACCTCCAGCTCTTTGATGAACGCGAAACAGGCAAGAAAAGCTTCAGCGTCCCCCTTCTCGCCTTCTCTCATAAGCCGTGGAATCAGCTTTCTGTACTCTGCTCCGGTCATCATGTCTTCTCAGCCCCCGTATCACCAGCCTGATCTGCTTTCTCCTCCGGTGTGCGCGATGCCCACAATGGGCAGACACCATCCCCCGGAACCTTTTGCAGATTGTGTGTGCTCTTCTCGTTACAGCAGAACCCCGTGCCCTTGTCTTCAAACCAGCATGACCCGCATTCATGCGCCATAAGCAGACACCTCCCCCTTTATTTCAATCCTATCACACGCCAGAAGGGCATTATCCCCTGTGTGTACAGGCAGATAAGGCAGACTCCACCTACACCTATGCCAAGAGCAGTAATAGGGGCTTTTTTGTTTTTTGGCGGGAGAGAGGGAGGTAACCCGGCCCGCCGGCCCCTCCCGGAATACCCCCCGGGGGCATCTGTTAGCCTTCGACAACAGGCGGAAAAGGGGCTAAAAAGGGGCCAGGGATGGACGAAAAGGTGCTTACATTGCGTAAATGGGATGGAATTCCCACCACATAGGCCATAAATTGCGATTTCAACTATTCGCTAAACTATAATTTGACGAATAGTTGATCATTTTCAGGCCCTGTCTCACATACCCATATACCAGATTTGACATCATATCCATCCTGGCATTTTCAGTCTAATTTTACATAGTTTTAACATAGATCTAATATAGATCTAGCATCGCTTTTTCATAAAGATTGGTTATTACTAAAAGTTAGTCAATAGTTTTTATCTATCGCCCTAACTATGTAGCCATATCCCTATTTTCTTCTCTGCTTTTCATGGGTATTAGATACCAGGATGGCAGAATAATAGAATGCAGATGCTTTTATATCGATCTGTTATTGTCTGTTATTCCATACTATACAAGGCCAGGGTATATCATAGTATTAATATGCTTATAAATGCTGCTATATTGACATATGAGACCGTACACACAAATAGCAAGGGAATAATATTGATCACATGACAGGAAGAGTATATAAACCCCCTTTTAGCTGGTATTATGAGATATACACAAGAGATATATAAAGCTCTTGACACAGATATTATAATATATAAATTATAAATATATAGTCATATATAGATATGCCTTTAAATGGGTTTAATTTGCGTTTTAAGGCGTTTCTAGTGTGTTCTAGTATAGTTATATTATGAAGAGTATTAAACCGACTTAAAGGGGCATTAAAATCGATTTTCTGTGAATAGCAAAGCAGGAAGGGAAAAGGCCAGGAAGGGCCCTAAAAGCATAAAAAAAGAAGGGGTTTTGCTCCCCTTCCTGATATATGATTCTGTTCAATATTCATCGGGATTATACATTGAAACGACTTCATCAATGTAATTTGGCGAATAGTCTTTTTCAAAGTCGAGTTTCTGCATGATTTCGAAAATACAGTCATCAATAAATTCTTCCTGTTCTGCTGCAAATGTGAAATAAATTACATCCGTTTCTACCAGGGTATTTATGGCACGTTTTACGGCCTTCTCGATTTCCTTTTCGTTATACATGCTTTTTCCCTCTCTTTCAATGTTTGAAAACATACGCTGATTTACCAGCAACGCAACCACAGTCGCCAGCCTTGCAAACATCGCAGCAGCCAGGGCATTCCATCATATCATCGGGAATTTCGTCCCCTTCTTCCGGATCAATACAGCGGAAAACGGGGAGCCCGTACGGGTTGACAATCGGAACCCCGCGCCATTCCGAAAACATCACAGAGAAGTTAGCAGGAAGGGCGGTTTCTTTGGTTCCGCCATGGGTCCGGATATACTCGTTTACAATCCAATAAACTTTTGTATATGTCCAGACTTTGAAATCAGGAAAACGGCGGGCCGTTTCTACCATTAGACCAAAGTGATCAATGTCCATGATTTCACCGGAAACATGAAACCGAAGGAATTTATTTGCGCGCCGCCTAGACATCCGGTCCCACAACTGATTGAAAAAGTCGATTCTATCGAACAGGAAAAGCGCTGTGTTTTTCGCCCTGGCCTCCCGTACGTTTTCATACTGCAAACAAGCCTTGACATCATAGCAGAAAGACTTGCATTTTCCGCAATTCTTGCAAGTAACAATAGGGGCAAGGGATACATTCATGCAGCGACCGATTTTGATGTTTCCGGCAGAAACCACAAGCTTTATTCTCTTTCCGCTTTTCAGCTCCGCAACATGCTTTTCAATCCTGGTTTTGAGATCGCGAACAATCTTTTTCAGCGTTTCCGGCTTGAATCCTTTGATTTTCCTTGACATTTTCTTTCCCCTCCTCGTTTTACTTAAATCGAATGTTAAACCGGTTTATTGGAACCATGATTAGATTACCATTTTAAATAGACTTTGTCAACAATTTTTTTGAAAACAGAAAAACGCCCGCAAAGCCTTATTTTTCAAGGCTTTACAGGCTTTTGTTGTGTTTTATCCGGAAAATTTATTCTAATTTCTATAGATTTTTCTCGTTTTTTATCCGTCTTTGGTCCATCCGGAAAAGAAAAAGCAGCGCGGTCCCGTGATCAATGCAGAGGGGAAAACAGAAAACGAAACCGGGCCCGATTGAATCGGCAGGAAATTGGAAGAGCACACCAGGCGAAACCGAAAAACGGGGGCCCGCTCTTCCTGGCGATCTGCTGCCGGTTCCCTGGCCAGGGGCCCGCGTCATACCTGGCCCGCATGCTATCCGGTCCGCCCTGGCCCCGTCAAGGGGCCCGCCAGGGGGCACGTTGGCCCCTACTCTTTCAGGATATCCCCATACTTTTTCAAGTACTCTTGCGCCGTCGCCTTGTCGTCGTCGTCACCGGTCCCGCCGTCGGCGGGCTGGATTTGCTCTGTATCATTCCGGAGCCCATCATAATTCCGCTGCCAAAAAATACCCACCACGGGGTTTATCTTTTGATCAGCCACCATTGACTCCCGAGCCAGGGAGCAAGTTGTTTTAACCAGGCGGGCCAGCTCGCGGTATTCTTCCCTGGTCGACTTTGCCCAGGAGGTTACCGTATACCGGTCTACACCCATGGCAGAATAAGCAGCCAGGTTGCCCACCTTAAAGCCATCCTGCCCGCATAGTGCCAAATACTGGTAAAACGCATTCCGCAGGGATACCGGGTCGCTTTTGTCCACGGTTGACGCGATTTCCTGTATATGCAGAATGTGCTGTATTTGCCTAGCATTGTAGTCTATGTCTTCCCCGGTATACGGACGCATTGCCTGGATAATGGGCGAGTAAGTATGACGCTGAGCCAGCGCTTTTTCACTCATTGTGTATCCGCTTTTCGACCCCTTCGGACGGCCCGTCTTCTTGACCGTACCCGTACCCGATTCTGCACCCGTACCTTTTTCAGCACCCGCACCTTTTTTCCTTGCCATCGCACCCGTACCCCCTTTATATCAGCACCTGATTGCATTCTCATACTCCACCCGTACCCGATTGGCCCCGCAAGGTCCACCCGTACCTAAAAAAATTATAGCACACCGCAAAATTTTCCCCACACCCGTACCCATCTTCAACTCCGCACCCGTTGCAGATCAATGCTTGCAAGGTTTTCCCGGCACCTGAAAATTTCTTCTTGACAAGTCGGTTTAATAGTCGTATTATGTTTTCCGAAAGGGGGGCGTTTATAAATGCCGTTTAATGCATCAAAGTATCAGGCAGCATATGCCAAAGAAAAGCTCCGGAGGTTCGAACTCAGGGTAAACAGGGAAAACGAGCCCGACTTGATGGACTGGTTGGAGTCAAAGGAAAACCTCCAGCAGTATCTGAAGCAGCTTATCCGGAAGGACATGGAAGAGAGCAAGCCGGTGAAAACCTGGTGGATTATCGACGACAAGGGAGATATCTTCACAGAAGACACCCGTACCTCAATCAAAGCTGACGCTGCCGAGATGGCCCGCACCCAATGGGAGCACCTGACCAAGGCAGAGCAAGAGCACCGGAAAGATTTCTACATCGCCCTAGCTTTCAAGGGCGAGGACGGACAGATCGACTGGAACACGGTCACGGAAGCCATCAGCCTGAAGCACCGTCATATGGTGCAGTTTGAATCAGGCCCCGGTCGTACCCATCCCGGAACCGTGAACTATTTGATCTGTTGGGGGTTTCCGGCGCTGTATGCAGAGATTCCCGTACCCGATGACGCGGAGGAAGATTACGGCTACCTGAACTTGAAGGACAAAATCCTCGAACAGGCGGAAAACGCTGGCATCGACCCCCTGACCCTGGAATTCTGGTATGACGGACAGGAACAGTACTTAAGCGATCAGGCGCGTATCTGATCAGACGACAAGAGGAGGAGCAGACGATGGCAAACTACACTTTGACGAAGATTCAGGATAGCGGTTGCACCTATTACGCCATCTTCAACGAGGATAGCAGGGAATACTTTGCAGGGTATGATTTCATGGGAAGCGTTACCTGGGAAAAGCGCCTGGATGATTGCTCCTGGTTGCTGGAAGACGAAGCCTACCAGATCAAGGCAGACCTCGAATCTGCTGATGCAGACGATTCTGGCGAGACCGTTACAATGATTGAGATTTCCAAAGAAGAAGCAGAAGCAGTAATAGCTTTTGTCAAGAACCATGATCGGGAAGAAATCCCGGACAATGTCTGGGAGCTGTGCATGAGATTGTATGACAAGGTTTGCTGATCAATACACCGAGCCGGGGCGGTATATCCACGGCCTTGATGAAGGAGGAAGAGTAAATGCGCCGTTGTGAAGAATGTAGTTATCTTGAATCATCTGGTGGCGAATACCCTGAAAGTTATTGCCCGCTGGTATCCGAAGAAGACCAGAAATTTGCCTGTGATAATGATGGATATTGCGGATGTACTTATAACCTTCGCACTCTGAAAAAGCTTGATCGAGAAAGAGAAGAAGCAGAATATCGGATGTATCTCGGATATGACGATTTTATGCTTGTAAACAGCACTGATATGACAGAAGAAGATTCTCGGAAATTGAAACTGATTGTCGAAGTCATGATGCACACGATTGGTTTATGGCCTGAAGGCTTGAGGCATCCATATAAACGGCACGGAAAGATATTTTACAGACCATATCGGAATTATTTCAATACTGCACCAAATTGCGGAGGTTATTGGATGTGGGAAAGAATGGAGAAAGCGGGTCACGCCGAAGCATGCAAGACCAGGAACGGCGAGATGTGGCATCTTACACGGCGTGGATTGGATTGGCTTGAAATGAAATTGGATATGAGGATTTACGATGAGGAGGATTAAATGATGTGGTACGTATACTGCAAGACAATCGCCAGCGGTAGGGATGAATGCGTTAATCAGACGTTTGAAACGCCGCAGGCCGCAATCAAGCATATTGCGAAATGCTATGCAATAGATAAAGACCTTGGACAGCTTGGCGAGTACTATTACTTCATGAAGAAACATTAAGCCGAGCCGGGGCGGCATATCCCCGGCGGGAATACATGACGAACAGATGAGGAGGAACAGCATGCATATCAAAGAGCTGAAGAAGGCCTTGCCGAATTCCAACACCTGGCAATGGCGAACAGTCGAAGGTGACACCGGGTTGTATTACACTTTTTCCGACGGCACCGGGATCCACTTCTGGCAGGATGGACGCAGATTCCATCACAAGGTCGCCACTTGCGAGAAGTTCAAGGTTTGCAAAACGACATCAGGGACCCGGAAGAAGCTGAACCGAATTTTCGCCCAGTTCGAAGCTGACCCGACGGTCGAAAACACCTGGAAATTGTGATCAGTCTAATTTATTTAGTCTCAAATACATCTATTTGCCACAAAAAGGCCTCAAAAAGCCCCCTCTGCTATCTCGGATGAGTAAGCGGAAGGGGCTTTTCTAAAACGCTTGTAAGGGCCCTTTTTGAGCCATTTAGAGCTAATGTATAATTTGGCACCAGATTACACCAATCCACGGCGCTTGGCGATCAGGTTCACCGTCCGCACCAGAACAGGCCAAACAGCGCCCGAATCAGTACCGGAATCCTGGCAGTAGAGCTCCACCGCCCTGGGAAGGTTGTGGTGCTTTCCGTACACCGCCAGCACCAGCGCCCGGTCC